AAAACTCTTTCCACTCCATTTATCGTGGAGTACCTAGACTAAAGCCTGCATTACGTACTATGATTCTAATGAAAAGCATGAGAGCTTTCCAAGATAACTTTTTTAAGAATGGAGCAGTTCCGGGTTTAGTACTTAAATCTCCTAATACACTCTCCGAAAAAATTAAAGAACGTATGATGGTTTCTTGGCAAGCAAGATACCGTCCAGACGCAGGAGGAAGACGACCTCTTATCCTAGACGGCGGAATCGAAGTAGATTCGATTTCAAACGTAAATTTTAAAGAATTAGATTTTCAAACTTCGATAGATGACAATGAAAAGATTATTTTGAAGGCGCTCGGAATCCCTCCAATTATGTTGGATTCTGGTAACAACGCTAACATTCGCCCAAATATGAGGATGTATTATCTCGAGACTATACTTCCTATTGTTCGTAAAATGAATTTTGGGCTAGAAAGACATTTTGGCTTTGCGTTATCAGAAGATATTACAAATATTCCCGCACTGCAACCAGAATTACGAGATTCTTCTGCGTACTATACTTCCTTAGTAAATGGAGGCATTATTACACCGGCTGAGGCAAGAGAACGCTTAGGCTTTGAAGCTATAGAAGGTACTGAAGACATAAGAGTTCCTGCAAATATTGCAGGTAGCGCAGTAAATCCAGAGGAGGGGGGAAGACCTTCCGAGACTGAAGAAGGAGAAAATTAAATGGCAGTCAGAGTAAAGAAAACAGTATTAGATATTGCACACAAACATTTTAGCGAGTTTGGATTGCCTCTTAATATTGAATACAAAGCTTACGCAAGTATAGTAGGACCTAAAGAAGCTTTATCAGCGCCTTCAGTAAAAAGAAGTTTTAAAGCATGGAAATACGTACTTCATGCACTAAAAAAGAACTACCCAGATTTAGTAAAAAAATCGGAACCAAAACCTGCCCCACCTAAAGCACCTAAGCCTGCACCTAAGGCTGCGGTCAAGCCTGCTGTTAAATCAGCAGTAAAAGAGGATAAAGATGATGAATAAAATCTTTAATCTGACGTCTACTTTCAAGACTCATGAACAGGACGATGGTTCTGTTATGATTCGTGGGATGGCAAGCACGGCTGACTTTGATCGCGCGGGTGATTCCATCTCAGCAGAAGCATGGCAGAAAGGTGGACTACAGAACTTTGAAAAAAATCCAATTATCTTATTTAATCATGATTATGATAAGCCAATTGGTAGAGCCACAGGTCTGAAAGCAGGACCAAATGGCTTGGAGTTAGAATGTAAGATTAGCAAGTCAGCGCCTGCTAATGTTGCAGAACTAGTTAAAGACGGTGTTCTTGGGGCCTTTTCCGTAGGTTTCCGAGTCAAGGATGCTGATTACATTAAGGAAACCGACGGATTAATGATTAAGGACGCTGAGTTGTTTGAGGTATCGGTAGTATCTGTGCCATGCAATCAATCAGCTACTTTTTCGCTCGCGAAGTCTTTTGACTCATCTGATGAGTACGAAGAGTTCAAAAAAACTTTCACAAATCGTGTAGATCTAGCAGGTCAGTCTCTGGCTAAGGATGAAGATATTACTTCGGGAATAGCTAGTGACACCACACCTCAAAGCGCGGATATTAATTCCGCAGATCAGGAGATCAAGATGGAAAATCAAAACATCGACTTGGAAGCTTTTGCAAAGAAGGTAGCTGAAGATACAGCTGCTAAGATTGCTATGAAGCAAGCCGAGCAAAAAGCAGCTGATGAAGCAGACGCCAAAGCACAAGCTGAAGCAGACGTTGAAAAAGCACAGGCTGTTGAAGCCGAAAACATTCGTGTTAAAACTGGCGTACAAACTGGCGTTGAAGCCCTTATGGCAGACGTTGAAGCTAAGCTAGCTGAAAAAGACGCAAAAATGGACGAAGTACTTAAGCAGTACAAGTCTGAGTTGGAAGAGAAAAGCGAAGAAATCACTAAAATGCGTGAGTCTAAGCGTGTATTCTCTGATCGTTCAGATAGCTTAAACACTGTCTCTAAGTGGGGCAAAGAGTTTATGAACGCACACCTTCTTGGTGTAATGACTGGTAAGGGCCTTGAAGGCACTGCATATGGTCGTGACATTATTGAAAAAGCTGGTGTAACTTATGCTTCTGCACAGCCTAACATTGCTACTGAAGTATCTGGTCAAATCGAGAAAGAAATCATGCGTGAGTTGAAACTTGCACGTGCTTTCCGTGAAATTCAGATTAATTCACAAGCACAGGTATTGCCAATTCAGCAAGACACTGGTTTGGCTACCTTCCAAACTGGAGCTGCTACAGCTGGTAACTTGCAAACTCGCGGTGGAGCTGCTCCATCTCCAGCACAGATAACATTGAAAGCGTTCCGCTTGATCTCCACTACTCTCATGGATAACCATGTAGATGAAGAGATTCTTATCAATCTGATGCCTATGCTCGTTGAGTCAGTAGCACGTTCACACGCTCGCGCAGTTGACGACGCTATCTTGAACCACGATGCAACAGGTTCTGACGACTTCAGTGGTTTGATTAAGACAGCTGGAAACAACATCTTTGATACTTCAGTATCCGCTGCAGCACTTACAACTACTTCAGTAGATGCAGCTGACTTCTTGGGTGCTCGTAAGATGATGGGTAAGTATGGTATGATGCCCGAAGAGCTCGTGTATGTTATTTCACAGAAGCGTTACTACGATCTAATCGCAGATACTGCTTTTGCTGACATTACAGACGTAGGTTCTGATGTTGCTACTAAGCTCACTGGTCAAGTTGGTGCAATCTACGGAACTCCTGTAATTGTATCTGATAACTTTGGCGCAGAAGCTGATAATGCTTGTGTTGGCCTTGCAGTCAACATTCGTAACTTTGCTATCCCACGCCTACGTGGTGTGAATGTAGAGCAAGACTACGAAGTAATGAACCAGCGTAACGTTATCGTTGCTACTCAGTCACTTGGCTTTAACCAGCTAGTTGCTGACACTGCAACTGACGTATCAGTAGTTCGACTTAACGCAGTAGCGTAATAGCTAAGCTATAGAAACGAGGGGGAGTTCATCTCCCCTAAGTTTTTACTAATGGAC